CCACGAACTACCCTCCCGAAGTACGCTGTAATCGGGCGCCCAATGCCCGGCCGCCGGAATGCCTTCCAAGATGCCTCTATTCGCAGTCCCAGTCGTCCAAGCATCACGATAGCGGCGACGATTACCCTATACTGCCATCCGTGCGCTTTCGCGGCGTAATTGTGCCCATGCTCTCGCGGCGCTACATGACGATTTTTGAGGGCCGCATCGTAGTACTCCGGGCAAAAAACCAACAAAACCCGCTGAATTACAATGCGAATCACACTGCCCCAAAATGCATCCAGGTATATGAATATTCAGCAAAAACCAATGAAATCAAGTCCCCGCCGTGTGTCCGTCGCACCGATGATGGACTGGACCGATCGTCATTGCCGCTCGCTGCATCGGATGATTTCGCGCCATACGTGGCTTTACACGGAAATGGTGACCACCGGCGCGCTGCTGCATGGCGATGTGCCGCGCCACCTCGCGTTTACGCCCGATGAAGCACCCGTCGCGCTGCAACTGGGCGGCAGCGAACCCGACGACCTCGCGCGCTCGGCCAAGCTCGGCGAGCAATGGGGCTACGACGAAATCAATCTGAACTGCGGCTGCCCGTCCGAGCGGGTGCAGCGCGGCGCCTTCGGCGCGTGCCTGATGAACGAGCCGCAACTCGTCGCCGATTGCGTGAAGGCGATGCGCGATGCGGTATCCGTGCCGGTGACGGTCAAGCACCGCATCGGTGTCGACGCGGTCGAGGACTACGCGTTCGTGCGCGATTTCGTCGGCACCATCGCCGATGCCGGATGCGAAGTCTTCATCGTTCACGCGCGCAACGCGATCCTGAAGGGTTTGAGCCCGAAGGAAAACCGCGAGATTCCACCACTCAAATACGATTACGCATACCGATTGAAGCGCGATTTTCCGCAACTGGAGATCATCATCAACGGCGGTATCAAGACGCTCGATGAAGTGAAGATGCATCTCGAGCACGTGGACGGTGTGATGCTCGGACGCGAGGCATATCACAATCCATACGTGCTCGCCGATGTCGACGCGCGCTTTTACGGATCGACGCAAATGCCGCTCACGCGCGAGGACGTCGAAGCAAAACTGATTGACTACTGTGCCGCCGAAATGGCGCGCGGCACCTATCTCGGCGCGATCACGCGTCATGCGCTGGGTCTGTATCGCGGCGAAGCAGGTGCGCGGGGCTGGCGCCGCGTTCTGTCCGATAGCAAGCGACTCGCCGCGCGAGATCTGACCATCTTCGATGAAGCAAGACAGCATCTGCGCGAGCCTGTCGAAATTTCTGAATAAAGGGCTAGGCAAACCAAATTCTTGTTCGTATAATCTCGTTTCTTCGTCGGCGAGACAGCTTTTTTAAGCAAGTCAAGCAGATGTTAGTGGTGGCTGTAGCTCAGTTGGTAGAGTCCAGGATTGTGATTCCTGTCGTCGTGGGTTCGAGTCCCATCAGCCACCCCAGAGAATTCTTTGGTATCAAGCGTTTAGGTGCCACCCGAAATTTCACATAATGAAATTCGGAACGAAAATCAGAATTTCGGAATTGAGCCCGCATACCGTTGCGGGCTTTTTTGCGTTTCCGCGCCCTTTTGAACGCCCCGACCTTCTTTAAAATGAACGACGAAAAACGACTTACCGTCGCCGAATTCTTGATCCAAATCCCGCCAGGCGATGAACGGAATGTCGCAGTCGAATTAGGCATGCGAGGAAGTAACGGCAATCTGCTAGTTGGCCCCAAAGATCTCTCGCTGAATTGCGAGATCTGCGGAGGCGAACGATTTTTTCAGTACGCAGGCGAGTGGTTGGAGTTCCCTAATCGTGAGGACTCGGCACTCCGGAGCTTCTGGAGCTACTACTGCAGGAATTGCGGGAAAGATAGAAAGGTTTTTGCGGTCACCCTCAGGTGCGATGGGGATCCGCTGAAAGATAGCCGCATCGCAATGAAATACGGCGAGGTACCTTCCTTCGGAGCACCGCTACCAAAGAAGCTTCTCAGCCTCGCGGGTGGGGAGCGGGCGTACTTGTTGAAGGGACGGCAATGCGAGAATCAAGGGCTTGGAATTGCGGCGTTTGCGTACTATCGCAGGGTCATCGACGCTCAGAAAAATAAGCTGTTTGACCAGATCATCCGAGTTTGTAAGGAAACGCAGAACTTGCCGGAGCTCGTCGCTGAATTGGAGGCGGCCAAAAATGAGCGGCAATTTACAAGCGCCGTCGAGAAAGTAAAAACGGCATTACCGGATGGCCTCAAGATTCGCGGGCACAACCCGTTGACCCTCATCTACGACGCCCTGTCGGAAGGGCTTCACGCAGACACTGATGAAGGCTGCCTTGAAGAAGCGACAGCCATTCGAATTATTCTCGGCGAACTAACGGAGCGAATCGAACAGGCCCTCAAAGATGACGCATCGGTGAACGGCGCAATTCAACGCCTTCTTGTCAAGAAGCAAGAGCGTGAACGCGGAAAGACTGAATAGGTTAATAACCTATCCGGGGTTCGAATCCCCGTCTCTCCGCCACAGGATACATAAGGCTCCCAGACCGGGAGCTTTTTTATTTTGGGTTATTAAATCAAGGTTGGGTTATTGGACAGAAGTGAATTCTGCTTCCTCGGCGGTGCCGGCCACGCTTCAGCCGCCATCTCATCAGCCGGATAGAGATTCAGAAACGACCGCGCTTCATCGGTCGATCGTGACGACATCCAGTCGTCCCACTGATCGGGCCGCAGGATGATGACCGACCGTTTCTCGGCACCGGGCTTGTGAAACCGCTTCATCAGCGGATGCTGGTCGGCGTTGACCGTCAGCATGGTGAACGATAGCGTCATGCCTTCGGGATCCTGCCAGGCTCGCCAGAGTCCTGCGAGCGCGAACGGCCGGCCAACTCCAATCCGCCACCTCTCTGCTTTCCCACTCTCATAGTTCGGCTCGTAGAACCATGAGCACGGAATCAGGCACAACTGCAACTTCTTCCACGAGGTGCTGAAGCTTCGCTTTTCCCCGATCGTCTCCGCGCGCGCATTCATCGTGTCGAACGCCTTCACGCCGGGCGGGATGTGCTTCCGCGGCACCATCGCGAATGTGGCTGGATCTGTGCTGCGCTCGCCGGTCGTCATCCGGAGAATCGGCGCCACATAATCCTTGTAGGTCTCGCGTGGGTATTCGAACTGCGGAACAGGGAAATCAGTGAACGCTTCAAACAGATCGCCCTGCGCGGGCTCGTAGTTTGTGCACATGGAAGCCTCCTGAGTCTTCCAATGATAGTGCCAGATGCGCGGTCTGAAATCCTGGCTATACTGTACATCCATACAGTATTTTCATTGCCATGCCGCTCCCGGACTTCGACATTCCCACGATCTATGATTTGCGGCGCCTGTGGGTCAAGCACAAAGGCGACCCGGAAGTCCGCTGTCTCATACTTGAGATCGAACGCACGCGCCGACGCATGCGGACCATCCAGGGGTATTACGAAATCATCGACAAATGCTGGAAGCGGGAGGTCGGCGGCAATCTCGTGGCGCTTGAGAATTTGCGCGTGGTGCTGATCGAGGAATGCTGGCGGGATGCCACGATGAATGAACGGCCAAAGGAATAGACGCGAAACCACGGAGGCAAGCATGCTGAGATACCCCGCACTTTTCGAACTCGACGGCGACGCGATCGCGGTTTCGTTCCGGGACATACCTGAAGCGCTGGCCGGAGGCTCAAGCGTCGAGGAAGCCTATGAATTGGCCGCGGACGCGCTGCGAACTGCCGTCGAGATCTATTTTGAAGACGGGCGTCCGGTGCCGCTCCCGTCAGTAACGAGCAACGGCGATGTGCCGATCGAGCTGCCCGCGAGCGTATCAGTCAAGGTGATGCTGTTCAATGAGATGATCCGGCAGGATGTGACGCCGGCCGAACTCGCGGGGAGGCTCAACATGTTGCCGAAGGAAGTCGAACGGATTGTGGACTTGGGTGATGCTACCGATATTGATGGGATTGCTGATGCACTGATTGCGCTGGGAAAGAGGCTTGAAGTGGTGGTGAGTTGACGCGCTGCCGGATGGCAGGCTGAGCGGAGGGACGGCGATCCCCTACTGGCGATCGCCGGTTATGCTGGTTTACAACTTACGCAGCGGGCTTGAGCGGAGCCGCGGCCAACGCCGCGCAGCGCGCCTGCACGGCATCTACGTCGTGATCGCTGAAGCTGCCGGCGCCCGGCCACTCTTTGGCCGCGATCATCGCGTAGCCATCGCTCTTGAGCCATACGTGATCGTTGAGCGGACGATATTGCCAGCGAGAATCATCCCATGGCCACGCCGCCCACGTGTCGCGCCCGTTGAGCGTGCAGACCATATTGGCGAGTGCGCCGGCGTGCGCCGCGTAGAAGTCACCGTTCGCGAACTTCGGCGCCTCGAACGAGTGAAGTTCGCCGATATGCGCGACGTCGACGAACAGCGGCGTCAGGTGCGTGCGGCTCGCGCCCAGACTATGCCCTGTGACGTGCCACACGGCGTCGGCCGGCGCGAGAGACTTCGCCCACTTCCAGAGATCATCCATACCGCAGAGAACCCCTTCGGTGACCTTCCCGCCGGCGACCGATGCGGGCTCGAGCGAGACGTCCGCAAATACGTCGAGCACCATCAGCTTGCTCGCGCGCGTCCCACTGATCGATAGGTGATGGCCCTTCGCGCCGCGCGATACGACTGCCTGGTGGCTGTCCGTCGACAGCAGACTGATCCACTCATCGCCAATCGCCTCAAATGCCGCCTTCGATTCAGACTGCGCCATCAAATAGGCAGCATTGGCTCGACGTACCGCGAGCGCGGTAGCGGTCCAGTCGATCATTGCAGCGGCGCGCCAGCGAGTGGTGTCGATGCGGCGACGGGGGCACTAGCTGGCGCTGTCGCCACAATCGCCTTGTTCAGGGCGCAGAACAGGCCGTTAGCGTCTTCGGCGAGCGCTACGTCGGGATTTGCGGTCGCAGCTGCTGCGGCACTTACGAACGCCTCGCCAGCGGGACACGCGGCGACGATCGAGGTTGCAATGGTCTGCAGCGCACCCGCCGCAGCGCCATTCACGGCTGCAACGTTCGAACCAGCGGTTTGAATTTGCGAGGCTGAACATGCGCCGAGCGCGAGCGCAACGAGGCCAGCCGCAGTAGCGGCGAAAATCTTCTTCATGGGGATTTCCTTCAGGAGAGAATCAGAAGCGCCACTTGGCGCCGGCTTTAACTACGACTCCGCTATGGCCCTTCACGACGGAAAAGCTCAGGCGGGCGGATGGTGGGATCTCGGCGTAGACGATCGCACCCTGTTGCAGGTCGTATTGCTTATCGAGCGCTGGCAAGACCTGCAGATGAGTCACGAGGGCCAGCAACGCAGCGCCGATCACGCCTGCGGCGCGGCCGGTCGCTTCGCGGCCGAACGGTCTGCGATACGGTTGTAGGCTGCGTGCAGTACCAGCACGATGCCGCCGGCGATGAGCGCGGACAGATTCGCTGGTGCCGCACCATGAAAGCCGGCGAGAGCCCACTCGACAGTAGGCACGAGCTGGGCCGCGGTAACGGTCAGAGCGCTCGTTGCGACAGGGGAAATGTTGTTCATGCTTTCTCCTTCTGGACGATCTCGTCCGGTGTGAAAACGAAACCTGCTTTGCGCGGATACGCCTGGAATACGAAGGTCGGCCATGAGCGGTGATGGATGCCGTGGGTCGGCGAGCGGTGGAACTTCACGTCGAGCGGCAGCATGTTCGCCATGCCGTCGACGAAAGCGGACGGATCCGCCGGATCGAACGCGCCCCAGTCGAAACCGCGCAACTCCGCAAGCCGGCAGACCAGCCAGATCAGCGATTGCTCGGCGGGAAACGTCTCTCCACTCGGCTGATCGGTTATCGGGTCGAGCACAGGGATCTCGGTGATCTCACCCGTCGCGATCGCCTTGACGATCGTCCAATCGACGGCGTCCGCATCGGCCCATTCGCAAAACAGATGGTGATATTCCGGCGACGGCTGGCCGCTCACTGCACAGCGCAGACCGGCTTTATGGCCGGCCTGCTTGGTGTGACGGAAAGTCGCCGATTCCGTGCGCGGCTCGGCGTGGTCTGGGTAGTACTCGAGCTCGACGTCGGTCACCCTCACGAGATGTTCGTGCGGGACCGCGGGTGATTGTTGTGTCATGGCCATAAACGAAAAAGCCGCCCGAAGGCGGCTTGTGGTGAGTGGATTCGGGATCAGGAAAGGCCCATCGCCTTTTTTGCCGCGCCGTACAGAGCCAGCCGTTGCGAATAGCTTCCGGGCGTGCCCGGCGCGCCGGCGCTGCCAAGATTGATCGTCTTGCACACCTGCAGGAACTGACCTCCATCGGCATACGTGTTGAGCTTTCGCGACGCCCAATACCATCCAGCCGCGAGCGCGGCGTTGGCCGGTTGCTCGAGCTGTTCCGGGTAATTCACAAGATCAAGCCCGATGCCGAGCCCGCAGAGCTGGTAGTTGCGGCGGCCGCTGATCTGGAGCAGCGCGCGACCTCGATACGTCCAGCCATCGCCGCTCGCTTCATCGCCGTTGCCATTGCGATTCGCATACACCCGATTTGCGATACGCGGTGGCTGGTGTGCACAGGCCTGCGCTTCGGCTTCCGTGAAATGATCCGGAAACGTCGAAACCAGCCCTTCTGCGCTGTAATTCATGTTTTCCACAACAGCAGTCAATCTCCCCGACTCAACGCCCACGTTTGCAAGGAACGCGGCGACGCGCATGCCTGTGTCCAGGTCGAACCGGTTGCAGGCTGTTTGAAGAGCAGCAGTCCATTGAGCCGCGCGCAGTTGTGTCGAGCCGCAAGCCACAGCGACGATGGTCGAAGTGAGGTTCATAGGACCGCCAAAAGTAGTTTGATGCCGGCGCTTACCCACTCGGGGAGCGTCTGGTGGTGAGCGATAAGGATCAACGTCCACAGCCCGGCCAAAGGAAGCACGACAGGAATGAAGACCTGACGCAGCAGGAACCGCCACGCGGCCGCGAGACGACACATCAATCTCGCTCCAGCAGCAACGTCTCCCAGGATCGATCGGATAAAAGCTGTGTCTTCCGCCACTTGGTCTGCGGTCGTTTTCACATTGCGTGTGACCTCAGTGTTCTCGGCGATTGCAGCATCGTGTGCGACCAGATACTCGACCACGTGCGCCCGGAATTCATCGTCAGGCAGCGTCAGCATGTCTTTGGCTTCCATGTATCCCCGAAAAGAAAAAAGCCGCTCGAGGCGGCTTGTTGTTTCGCTTGACAGATGTACCTTAAAGGTACATTCTTCGCACCATCTGGGCTACGCACTCCGCGGTGCCCGACTCTCCGAAAGGAACGGCCATGAAGCTCTTCTTTCGCGCTCGTGCGCGCAAATCAGGACCATCCATCAATGTTCTATGTCCCTCCAGGGCCTGTCGATCTGCTGCACCTCGCGGAAGAACTCGGCTACACGCGGTCGCAAATGGCCGATCTGGCGAATGTCTCGACTGGGCGGCAATGGGCAAAGTACACGTGGACGGAGCGGACACCGGAACCCGATCGCAGGGATCTGGGCTTCGACAAGGCATTTCTCGTCGCCACGCGTCTCGAGCTCATGAAAGGCCCCATCAAAAACATCGAGCAGATCTATGCGCGGATGCGCACCTTCGGCGCGCGCGTCACGCCGGCACCCGCTGGAGAGCAGCAGCCGTAGCAATGACGCTAGGCTGCACCGCGGCGAGCGCGAGAGCGCAAACGAGCTGGTTTGACTTCACAGTTGGCATTGGCGCATCGCGTGCCGTCAAGGCCGGCGACATGCAGTACTTCGACGAAGGTCTTCCGCACAGCACGCCACTGAACTCATTCGCCGGGCAGGCCGGTATCGCACTGAACCTCATCGATGCGCCTATGCGCTCCTGGGCGCCGGGCATGCGATTGCATCTGGATTACACCTACTGGGGGCGCCTGAACTGGACTGCCACCGTTGCGCAGGATTCGGCCAACTTCCCCGCGGGCAACGGCGGCTATAGCGCAGCCACCAAATCATGCATCGACAGCAACTGCGGGCAGATGCGCACCTTCGTATCGAGCGGCGTCACCCATTCAATCAGTCTCGCTCCCGAAGCCTTCTGGAATCTCGGCAGCGGTTGGGAGATCGGATTGTCGGCCGGCCCAGCCATCTACTTCGGCCCGTGGCATTCAACCTACATTGCCGACGAGAGCGGTCCATTCGGGCCAGCCGGCAGCGCCGAACAGGTATCGCATCGCGAGGTTCCGCACCTCGGCGCTATCGCCGGCATCTCAGTAGGGAAAGGGCCGTTCTCGGTCAGGTACAACTATCTTTATGCGCCGCCGAAGTTCTCCGGAACTGGTGGCGATGTACCGAGCGGAATACGCGCTGCGCATATGTTGACGCTCGGCTATCGCTGGTGAGGGGCGGCCGAGCCCGGTTGCGCTATCATGCGCCTAGCCAAAAGATGGAGTGAACAAACATGAACCCGAATGATGCAAACCTCCCGTTGAACCGCTCGGCGCAGTGGCGCAAGAAGCCGGAGACGCAAGCGGATGCGAAACGGGAGCCCCAGCCGCAATCGGAGCCGGCACCGGCACCGGCTAAGCCGGATGAGACCATTCCTACATAATAGATTTTCTCGGGTAGCAAAAAGCCGCCCTCGATAAGACATATGAGCAAGTACATCAACGATCCACTAGCGAAACTGACGCTCGACGAGCGACGAGCCATCCTCCTCGCAGGGCTTGACACAAAGAACCTTGTCGGGCTGGAAATCGGTGCTTTGTGCCGCCCGATGATCAGGCGTGAAGATGGCGAATCGGTGATATATGTTGATCACGCCGACACGCCTGCACTTCGGAAAAAATACGCGAACGACAGCGGCACCGTCACGGTCGACCACATAGTCGATGTCGATGCCGTTTGGGGAGAAAATTCGCTGCAGGATGCGACCGGCGGTCGTCTCGTTGACTATGCCGTTGCCTCACACGTCGTCGAGCACGTTCCCGATCTGATCACATGGCTGAACGAAATCGCTTCGGTGTTGCGGCCGACCGGCGAACTGCGCCTGATCGTTCCGGACAAGCGCTTTCTGTTCGATATGTTCCGCAGGGAGACGAGTTTGGCCGACGTGCTATTGAGCTACATCAACAAGGCTCGAGTTCCTCAGCCGCACTCAATGCTTGACTTCGCACTCGGAGTGGTTCACGCCAGACGAGCCGAGATTTGGCGGGATGAGATACCGGCTGTGCCGGAGCGGTACTACGACTGGCAGGGAGCCGTAGGGTTAGCTCGCGACATTATTGCGAACAGCACTTACCACGACATCCATTGCTGGGCGTTCACACCCAAGTCGTTCGCCGAAATTTTCCGCGATATGACGGGTACTGGGTTGATCGACTTCGCCTGCGAGGGTTTTCTGGACACACAGGACGAGGACTTAGAATTTTATGTCTCAATGCGACGTTCCAGCGATAGGCAATACATCAGGAGCAGTTGGGAGCGTATGGCGGTTGCCGCATCGACTATCGGGCCCGGTGAGCCGAATTGGCAGGAGCGGCGCAGGGAAGACATCGCGCGCCGCGAGCATCTGTGCGGACGCTATTCAAGCCGGGTAGTAGGCGAGCCTAGCCCCCTCGATACAGCAGTTGCCGTCGTTGTCCCGCTCGACTTTGACAAGGACGCCTATCTCGCTGCCAATCCAGATGTCGCTGCTGCGGGGCTCGATGCTGCCGAGCACTATTTGCGCCACGGCCAGCACGAGAACAGACCTCTCAGGCCCAACAATAAGTAAGAGGTCGTCTCACCAAACGACAGCCTGAACCGCAGCGACGTCCGTCGCTGCATTCACCTGCCCCTTCAGCGTCTGCAACTGGACGAACATCGCCGCTCCCTGCGTGCCAAGCGCGTTCGCCAGCGCCTGCATGTCCGCGTAGGTGAACGACACTTGCGTGTTGTCTTCGCTCACCCAGTAGAAACCCTCCGGAACCGTCTGCGACGCCTGAAAGGCAAGCAGCATCTGAGTCAGATTGTCGACGCTCGCAGTGCTCGCCTGATAGGTCTTCGTGATGCCGCCCTTGCTCGTGTAGCTCACCGGTTGCTGGATAGCAGCAGCGTAGCTTGCGGTCAGCGCGGCGATCTGTGTGGCCTGTACCTGCTCGAGCGTCAATACCGTGGCTGTCGCAATCTGTGAAAATTCGGTTTCGGTGATCTCGGTCGCGCCTTCGGGCGCCTCTTCGGGCGTGTCAAACCCGGCCACCTCGCCGCTCGGCAGTTTGTAGAAGTTCATGCTGGGATTTTCCTCAGGAAGCACGTCGAATGACAAGCCTGCCGGTTGCTGCAACGGGAAACGCAATCGTACCCAACGATGTCCAGGCAGTCGTCGTATCCGAAATCGTGTTGCTATTTGCCGATGCCTGCCACGACGATCCTATGGTGTCAGCGGCCGGTCCTTGGCTACTGGATAGATACGAGTAGCCTGTTGAAATGACGGTTTTGCTTATCGTCGTGGTAGAAATGAACAGTTTTCGGTAGCGGATATCAGAGCCCGCAATGGTAAAGCCGTTCAAGAATCCGCCGTTAGCCTCAGGGGCAGTCGAGAGGTTGTACACCTGCCCCCACACGAAAAAGTTCGTGTGAGTTGTATTGTTGGGGTTTAGGGTTGTACCTGAAGTCGAGCCCGTATTTCCTACACAACGCATCTCCATCTCATATGATTGCTTGTCTCCACATGCAATATGAAGCGGGACCGAAGTGGCCGCAGAAAAGTCGACATACGCCGACTGCCCAACGGACAATGCAATATCCGATGCCGCGCCGGTGTTGTTGATCGCAGCCGGGAATGCCCCAATCATCGACTGGATCGCTGTGAGCACCTGATTGTAGGTGGACTTGCTGGGCGTCTGCCCACCCGCCGTCGCCACGTTCAGCAGCTCCATCATGATCATGTTCATGAAGTCGCTACGCAGTCTGGTTGCTGGCGCTCCCGATGCCGGGTTGCCGTCAGTAAAGTATCCCGCTGTTCCAGGTGCAGCGGGTGTCGGAAGCGTGGAGACCGCAGTCGAGTCGTCGTATTGATACATGAAGGCTCCAGAAAGACAGAAGCCCGCGCACGGCGGGCCCGGAAACAATCGTCAGTTATCGATGGCGATCACCGCACGCGTCGCGCGGATATCCAGCCGAATGCGCCCATCGTGGAAGTGCCAAAACCTGCAAACGCGCTTAGATAGACGGTCGTCGCCGTCGACAGGCTTAGGCGTACTGGAGCGAGCGACAGCGCAGTGCCCTGTCCCGCTGTGAACGGGAGCGAAAGAAACACCCACGGTATTCCCTGCGACGCACCCGTAGGAATGGTTGCCGAGGCCGTGCTGATCCATCCCGATACTGTGCTGATCGTCGTGGTAGCGCCCGGGGCCGTCGCAATCTCTCCACGGACATCCCAATCGCCGGCACCCAGCGAAATGCTCGTGACGTTCGCCGCCGTTCCGTTCGTAAGAGACACTGGGGTGCTCGAATTCGTCGTGCAACCGCTCGGCGAGCCGCCGTTCGTCACCTGTGCGCAGAGGTATTGCCCAACGCTCCCTACCTGCGCATTGTTGTTGGTTGTCGTCCCAACAATGCCAACGACCTGATCCGGGGTGATTGGACCGCTCGACGAGAGACCGTCGGGCGCACTGACAACTCCTGTCGTATTTGAGATTGAAAGAGGTATGTCAACAGAGGTTCCCGCTGGCGAATATCTGCGAACGACAAAGTTTCCATTCGCCCCGGCTTGGGCCTGAAGTAGCCAAATATTGGAGCCCCCGGACTGATAGGCGACCGTGGCCGCGTTAGCGCCGCTTGTGTCGTTAATAATCAACGCGGGAGTGCTGTAGGAAAGTGAAGCTCCTGCGCCGAAAGTTGCGCCATCTGCCATGGTTACCAACCCTGTGGCGTTAGCGACAACGATGGGTGTGTCAGTCAGCGTGCCAGAAACATAGCGGCTTAAAGTAAAGGTATTGCTCGAGCTTTGATTTACCAAGCCCCACGTATTGACGCTGCTGTTTATCAGATTGACGCGCGATTGCGCACTGCCGCTTGTATCGTTCAACGTAAGAGCGGCGCCACTCGTCGCAATAGACTGATTCGCCGTGAACGAATTGGAGATTGCCGTTGAAGCCGCATTTGAATAGCACGAGAAACCGGTTCCGCTCGTGTACTGCAGCGCGCTGCTGGACGTACTGCAGCTCGGCATCGAGAAAGCGGACGGGGAATGATTGGAACCAGTCACGTTCGCAAGCACCGTGTCGGTCGCCTGCGCGGCTATATCGGACAGTGTGATAAGGCCCGCAAGGCTCGTGTGGCCGGTACCTCCTAGAGCGACTGGCAACGGCGCCGTCAGACCTGTGATTGTGCCGTTGGTGATGGTAGGCGACGCGAGCGCAGCATTGAGCGCGCTGGCCGTCAAAAGCTCCCCGGATACAAACTGAGCATGGGACGCCGCTGAAGCACAGGTGAGCAGCACCGCGCACGCCAGCCGGCGCGCGAGAGATTGGATGTTCATAGTCGGGAGTTATGCGAGAGTTGATTCGTCGAGAATGAAATTGCTGTCCAAGTTTCCAAGGCCGTAACTGAAAAGCAGAATTGTGTGGGCCGGCTTGATCTCGTTTAGTTCGCACTCGAGCACCGCGTTATTCCACGTTTGGAGCGCGTCACCCATCGCCGACTGTCCCATTAGAAAAGGGATAATCGAAGCGAGCGGGGCATTGACTTCCCACGTGAATGCCCAATCGTCACTTCCGAGCTGGTCACCCATTCCCTGCTGCCCCATCCTGAATGGCGTGTATTGCGTGACGCTGACCGTAAAGCCCAGTTTCTCTGCGTAGTCGATGAAGTACGCAACGGACTGACCACCAGCGCCGGCAAAGCGTGCGAGCACCTGCGCCTGACGCGCGGCGATCGTCGGTTGCGGACCTGCGCAGGGATCCGGCAAGCCCAACGTCGCCTCCCATTCCGGCAAAAGCTCTTCCGTTGTTGCTGGGAATGCGTCGACGAGCAGGTAGTTCGCTCGATCGTTGTGCTGCTGGAATGGCACGGCCAGGCCCTGTAGCACCTGCGACTGAACAGCATCCAGATCCGTCGGCCAGACGCGGCCGCGCGGCATGCACGCCTGCAGCGCGACGAGGAAATCAGTCGCCTGAAAGGAAGGTGTACCGTTCATTGACGTCACGTGTAATTGATCGTGCCAATGGTCGGCATCTTCCCGACCACGTTGGGAATATTGACCGCCGGCGACGTCATGACAAAGCCGCCGGTGCCCGAAATCGACGCGATTTCCGATTCGATCAGCGAGAGATCGACTACCGGAATCACATTAGTCACCGGTGCGCCGTATTGCAGGAACACGCTCGATATCGCGGTCTGTACGGCCGCCTTGGTCGCCGCGCTCCATCCCGCGGTGCCCGTGAAAGCGAAGTTGATCGGGTTGGGCGTTGGCGCACATGAAAATACCAATGCCGTCACCGGCTGCAGTGCGAAAATCTCATTCGCGACGGCGAGCTGATCGCCCGTTGCCACTGTGGGACTACGAGACTCACCGGCAGCGACACCGTTCGTTCCTTGTGGAAATCCGCCATGCGAAGATTCAGAGCCGTCGAACATCGAATAGACGACGACGGTTCCCGCACCGAATCCATTCGGATTGCACCAGGCCCGCGTAACTCCCGCGACCGCGAGTGCCCATGTCACATAGTCTTGGGCATCGCCGCCCTGCGGCACGTTCTGATATGCCTGCAGCATGCGCGTCATGAGATCGTCCTGCGTCTCGACGTCGGCGCCGCCGGTGAAGTCCGTAGCGGCCGTGCCATTCGATTGGATACCGTCGATCGCAGTGGCAAGCGTGAAGGTCGTGTCCGCATCGCAATTGCCGAAGGCGCCGGTCTGCCCGGTCGGGTCGGCGTTGCAGATCGCCGGCGCCGTGACCACTCCACCGCTGACCGTGGCGTCCGCGGTGGTCATGTATTCGACGCCATCGTTGCGTGTGATCGGCGTACCGTCGGGCAAGTCGATGCCATTGGTTCCGGGAAATGTGACGGTGCCGGTGGCCTGCGCTGCAGCCTTCTGAAACACGTTCTTCAGCGCCGCCCACATCGCGAGAAATTCGTCGCTCGAGGTGATCGGCACCGACTGCTTCGAGATCCAGTCTAGGTACCCATAGACGAGGTTAATCAGATTCGCGAGCGCGACGCCCGTGATATTGAGGTTACTGAAGCGCAGCAACGGATCGGAGCCCGGTAGTCCGGCAGCGATGTCCTGCTGCACCTGCGTAAGCAGTTGCGATAGTGTCGGTCGTGAGAAAGGCATTATTGGAACTCGCCCCATACCCAGTTGAACTGCGGATACCTCGTCCCATCAGGCCGATAGGCCTGAATCCAGATACCGATCCCCCACGTTCCAGGCGCTGACTGGATCCACGCGAGCATAATGTCGTGCTTCGCCACAACGCCATCGTCAAGCAGCCATTGGACGGCCTCGGTCACATACGCTCGAGCGCGGTTCATCGTCTGCTGACTCTTGGCCGCGCGCGAGAGAAGCCACAGACGCGATCCAATCGGATACTGCGCACCAGCATCGCCGATCCAGCCGCGGCGGTCGTTTGTGCCATCCGGGATCACATCCCCCGACTGCGCCGAACGGTCCGTGAACATGCTGATGAGGTACACGGTCTCGAGATCGCTGCCGGTCTGCAGAAAGCCGCCGGGCGTGAAGTCGTTGACGAAGTACTGACCGCTCCACGACAGGGCCGCATTCAGCGCTGGCGGCAATGACAACGTGACGACGCCATTCGCGGCGAGCACATAGTCTGTGATAGTTGCCGGCGTTGCACCGGCTGCGATATACGAGGTGGACGAGCCGGCTTCGAGCTGGGCGCCCCAAACGTAGCAGCCACTTCCCGGGGTGCCGGTGCGCACGTTCGCATTCGAATTTGTCGGTTGTGCAGCGACCAGAGTTTGCACGTTGACTGCGGAAGGACTGGTACTCGCGATGCCGCTTACAGCGCACCGAAACCACCCATTCGGCAACGCTCCAATTTGAGCGGATGCACCCGCAGCCGCACCGACATTGCTGAATGCGCTCACATCTCCGTTCACAAGATCGAAGAGAGCATAGTAATAATCGCCGCCGCCTACTCCGACAGCGATGCTGCGCATCAACAAAAAATTATATTCGGCCGCCTGCGCGAAAATCGAAGATGTGGACTCAGCATTAGCAGAAATCGTGGATAGTCCACTCTGCGAAACATTTTTCGAACCCGATGCTGCGCTCGCATCTGCAATATGCGCTGCAGTTGTCGTTCCGTCTGGCGCGACCGTGGCGTTATCGGCGACTGTGGCCCCGCTATTGACCCAAGGGCTGTTTCCGAACGTCTGCGTGGACACAAGGCCGTTCGTGCGCGGCGTCGGATACAGCAACTGCTGTCCCTGCCAGTCTGTGCGGTAGATCTGCGCGACGAGACCGCTAATGATCTGTCCGACCGGCGTCAGCCAGAAGTTCAGGCTACTGCCGTCGCCGAGACCAAACTGCTGCGGCGTGGTTGTCTGCACGAGAGCCTGTTCAACACTCGGCGTTTCAAGCACCCAGTCGCCTCGTGCGTTGACCGGATCCCAAACTGTTGTCGTGTCACTCATTCAGGCACCGTCGGTGTTCCAGTGGTGATCGTGGCGCCCCCGGTCTGCACGTTGACCACCGGATGACCATGAGAGTCATAGTCGTCGCGCTGCTGCTTCGCGGTCACCGCGTTCGTTTCGTAGTTATCGAGGATGTCGCCCTTCACCTTCAGCAATGGCGTATCCATCACCACTTCGGACGCGGCTGTGATCGTCACGATCGTCGCCCCATTCACGTTCACAGGCTGACCGTTGGCATTGAGCGTGATCTCGCCATTGGCCAGATAGAGGCTCGTGCCCTCGGGACCGTTGTAGAGCATCGTTTCACCGGTCTGCAGTCCAGTCGGACGCGTGCCCTGATGATTCGTGCCGACGACCGTCCCATTCGACGGATCGCCGCCGATATTTGCGATTACCGTGTCCGTGCCTTCCGGCGGGTTCGATGTCAGACCGTACTCGACCATGCGCGGCAGGTTGTCGCGCGTCTCGAGGCCGCTCGGCGGCAGCTGGACCTTCTGGATCGCCCCGCTGTCGTCGACGAGGGAGATCTTCCCGCGGCGCACGATCATCATCGTTTGCAGATAGCGGCGCTCGCCGTAATCGTTCATTGAGGCACCCCAGCAGGAACATCGGCCTGAAACGGTTGCAGCAGAATCGGTTCGGGATTGAACGCTTCAGGTGGCATGATCACGAGCTGCGCGCGCGTTCCCGCGTCGCCGCGCGCGTAGGTCACATCGCCAATCACCCACGTCTTGCCCGTCACCTTCAGCGTGGGAAGCTCGAGCGGCACCAGCGTGTTCGGCGTGTACAGCACTCCCGACACATCGCGCCAGCTGTCGGTGCTCAGCGTCACGCAATAGCCGCGGCCGTATCGCCGCGCCGCTTCCCAGTTCGCGCGCTGCTTCGCGACGTCCTGACCACCGCCGCCAGCCTCGGCGATGATCACGCGCCGCCGGTGCCGCGTGACGCCTTGGTCATTGGCGATGCCGAGCAGGTTGCCGCCGTTCCCTGTGTCCGTGAACACATCGACCGACTGCAGGAACGCGACATACTCGGAAAAGCGCTGGTCCATCGAAAACGTGGCGCGCGCGCGCTCGACGTTGATGCCCTCGGTAAATCCGTTCGCGGCCTGCGTCGTGCCGACCGCACCGAGCACGAGATTGCCGTCCGGCGCATCGTAGGGAAGCAATGCGCGGTACCTGCAGATGCGCTCGATCACGTCGTAGGCCGTCTCGCCGAGCAGCAGGTTGAACTGTGGGATCACTGACCCGACGTCGCCCGTGGAGCTCACGGTGATCCCGTAGATCTGAGCCAGCTTCTGCGCGATCACGAGCGCCGATGAGGCGAGGATCTGGCCGCCCGGCCACTCGGCCGCGCAGTCAACGAGATCCTGACACTTGCTGCGTCCCGAGATCCGGATCGAGTGGTTCTGCGGGTCGTACGCCGGCGAGACGCGATCGACGTAACCGGTGATCACCAGATCGTCACCGATCAGCACCTGGCACTCGTCACCGGGCTGCACTGTGATGTCGAACGGCTGGCCGGGGTACTTCTCGGTCATCTCGATATCGAAATCCGACGGGCATCGCTCGATGCCCCGTGACACGCGTACGCTGGTCCAGCCGGAGAGCTCGCGGCCGCCGGCGACGAGCGTGAGATCGTTGCTGAAGACGGTCATGAGGAAAGTGCAGTAAATCCCGGTGGGAGGAAAGCGGGATGCGGAGCGTCCGATTCGGTCACGAGCTCTGCGGCGCGCGTCGGATCCTGATACAGACGCAACGCCAGCACCGGCGCCGGCAGCGACGACGGAATGGTGACCGTTATCGTGCCGGGCAAGCCGGCCGCGCGCTCCTGCAGATCCTGAACAACCGCGGCGCGCAGCGAACGCAAAGCCGTGAATGTATTGTCTTCGCCCTGATTGCCGGCGATAAGGATCTCCGCATCCAGCAGCTGCGTGACGGTGTTCCGGAGATTCACCGCGTCCACCGTCGACGAAGGCTGGTAATTCGCGGCCGCCCGGCACAGCGCCACAACAGCGGCCCGCCGGAAAACGTCACCGCACGCGTCCTGCATCGTGGCCATCGACGTCCCGACAACCGACGACGACGTGACCGAGTTCGGGTTGAAATCGGCCAGGTTCGATAGCAGCCGCACGCCGTCCGCCGGATCGACCGCAGACGCGAGCAGCGCCGCTGCAAGCGCCTGCGCTGCGGCGGCTAGATCGGATGCCTGACTCATATGCCCAGTTCGCCTGAGAGGGTGGTAAGAGAAGTGCCCGCGTTCGCGACCGTCGCGCGCAGCACGGTCCCCTGCGCAAGCAGCGACGTCACGCTGATGTTTGCCTGCTGCACGGTTTGCAGCGCGGAGCTCGGATTGAAACCATTCAGGCGGCCGCCGAAATAGCGGCCGTACGGTCCCTGCAGGCCGTACACGAACTTGAAGACGTTCCGTGCGTCATTGGCGAGCCCTTGCGCTTGCGTGGCCCACGCTGCGGCCGTCTGCGTGGCCATCTTTACGACAGCAGCGCCCTGCTTCAACGCACCCTCGGCACGCGTGACGAAGTCACTCGACGCAGCAGAATCAGCCGCGCCCGCAGCTGACATCACGGCGTTCAACGTCGAGGTACTTACGCCCGGGAACTGCTGCAGTCCGCTCTCGACGAATTCGAAGTGCACCTCGTAGAGGAGGCCCTCGTCCCACCGCGCGACGAACTCGCAATTCGTGCAGGCGACCTGCAGCACACCCAGCGTCGGATGAATCAGCTGCCCTAGCCCGGGTGTCTCGACGGCCGTCTTCATCTGCTGCTTCTGCTCAATGACCGGGCCGCCACCGTAGACCTGGTCGTTCTCGAGCAGAAAGCCAACGATCGGATGTTCGCGAATTCGGCGCCCAGTGTCTTCCATCCAAGGATCATCGCGGAAGGCATATTCGTGCTTCGCCCACCGGCGCCCAAACTTTCCGCCTTCGACGCTGACGCCGAACGGCACACCGTTAAAGCTCGCCTGTTGCAGCTCTGTCCAGTAGCTCACGGTGTGCTTCCCATTGGCATCGAGAACGCGACGCGCGCGGGGCCCTGCGACGCATCGCGAGGCGTAGCGGTGGCGGTCGCGCCCGCCGGGAGGCCATGCACATGCAGATCAACGCCGACCTGCTGCATGCCCGCCACGGTGCCCGCGCCTAGCTGCGCTGGCGTGTAGGGTTGCTGGCCGTTCTCCGCGCGGATCATGCCGGTCATCAGCGACGAGACGACACGCGGGTCGTTCAGATCAGGCACCGCGCTCGCCTGCATGCCGGTCGCCGCTGACATGATCTTCGTGTAGTTGGCGATCTGCTGTGGCGTGTTGCCCGTGCGCGCGCCGCCCGTCCACTTGTCCTGAATCTGGGCGATGGTCAGGCCGCGATAGTTCCGCTCGAGGTTCGCCACCGCGGCGGCAATACCCTGGGTCGGATCTGCATACATGCGCTCGGCGCCGTTCGCCGTCATATTCAGCGGGTTGTTGCTGCGAATCCCGAGCGGCGCGCTACCTGCCGGCGGCGTCTTGTTCCACCCGAAGAAATCGCCGACCTTGCCCCAACCACCGACCGGCTGACCATTGCCGTTCCCACCGGTGCCGTCGCCAAACGCTGGCGGAGTCGCGTTGGCCATCGACACGCCGATGTCGTTCCAGTGCTTGTAGATCTCGTACGACAGGAAGCCGATCGTGCCGAGGGCCGCGAGAATCGGATTTGCCCAGACAATCGCGCCCAGGCTGATGAGCGCGGTGCTCAGCTGCGCGATCGCGCCAAGGAGGGGCGCCCCCATGATCGCGAGAATGCCGGCCAAGGCAACCTGCCATCCTCCGATAGAGTCGACGAAAGCGGACACGCCGCTGATCGCCTTCGAGATATCGTCGCCGAGTTTCTTGAAGTCGATCGTTTTCACCCAGTCCGCGATCTTCTGAGCATATTCAGCGACTTTCGTCGCGATCAGCTCGCGGTTCTTCGAAATCCACTCGGTGAGTTGGTCAATGAGCGGCTGCAGCACCGGGATCAGCGCGGCGCCGATCGAGTTCTTCAGGCCGCCCACGGCCGTCTGCAATGTCAGCAGGTGATACTCGAATTCGGTGGCCGCGGCGATCGCCGGACCACTCATTTCGCCGCCGAGCTCGCGCACCTTCTTCTGGTACTCGTCGATCGCCTGCGGCCCCTTGCGCAGCAGCGGCAGGAGCGCCCCGACGCCGAACGTGTTCGCGATCAGGCTTTGCACCTGCGCATTACCGTTGATCCCCGGGCGCTGCATAACGCCAGCCAGATCCTTCATCGCGCGCTCGGTGTCGACCGAACCGTTCTTCAACCGATGCATGCTGATGCCAAGCCGATTCATCAGCATCAGCGCGCCCTGATTGCGTCCGTAAAGCGCGTCCTCCATCGTGCTGCCGAGCGACGTCAGGCTCGATGTCAGCTCCTGTGCGCTCACGCCGGCGAGCCGCGCAGTGCTTTGCAGCCCCATGAGCTCGCTCGCAGACATGCCGATGTTCGCGGCCGCATTGGTCACGGTCATCGCGAGCTTGCCCCATTCGGTCGCAAGTGCGATCACGCCGGCGATCGAGCCGACACCGACGATCGCAGCGAGCGGCGCGAAGATCTTCGCGACCTGTTCGGCGACGCCGGCGGCGGCTTTGCCGACTCGCACGAACCCCTGGGCGAGCTTCGTCACGCCAGACGCCTTGGCGAGATTTCCAATCGAGCGACTCAAGCGGGTAACCGGCATCATCGCGTTCGCGAATTGACGGTTGACCTTGTTGATGGTCTTCGTCGCGTTATCGATCGCGGTGATGACGATATTCAGCTTATTTGCCATTTTGTATCGCCTTCCGTTCTTCCTCGATCATGCGCACTGCGTCGGCGATCCAGTGACTCAGCTCGGTCCAGGTCATCGACCACGCGTCGCGCGGCCCCCAGCGATAGAACCGCGAGGTCACTCTGGCGATGTATCGCCAGTCTTCTGGGAGCCGCGCATAAAAGCCGTCAGGTATTCCTGGGCGACCATCATGTCGCGCGCACCCATCTTTCCTATCAGCACGAATGGCTTGTCAGCGACCTGCGCAATGAAGAACTTCAGAGCCTCAATCTCGCCTTTGCTTCTGACGTTCTTCACGAACTTGTCGATCTCGTCGATGTCTGGTTCGCGCAGCTCGAGCATGGTGTGGATTTCGGTGTTATCGCCCTTGCCGAACTGGATCGGTTTGAAGAGTTCATGTACGAACGTATCGGGCAACTCTTCCGGCTTCATCTTCGCGAAATCGGGGATCTCGCGCGACTTGGTTTCGCTCATGCGGCGTGTCTCCTTAGTTTTCCGTCACGGCGCCTTGCAGGCCCTCGAAGCGGATATCGAACGTGCCCTCTTCCGTATCGACCTTCAGCTCGCCGACCTGCCACATGTTGCGGCCGATCACGAGCTTGCCGTTGGCGAGCTGACACGAAATCGTGCTGTTGGTGATGCCGTTCAGCGACTGCACGTTAATGCCGCCGTTGTCGCGGAACGTGCCGGCGATATACGGCGCCACCGGCTTTTCACCGTAGCCGTGAACCGTGTCCTGACCGGTCTTCGTCTCGCGTACCACCAACGGGCTGCTGTACTCGAGCTTGCCCTCGAGCATGTACTGCACGCCGTCGACCTTGATGGTCGCAATCCCGGCGAGGCGGTTGGATGTGTCGGCCATTTAGACTCCTGAAAAAATGATGGCGACCAAAGCCGCCTGTGACTAACCACCAACCGCGTTCACAGCATGAACTGGAACAGCAGTGCGAGGATGTTCAGCTGGTTGATAAGCGTCGGGTCATAGCCGACGTCGACGCGGTTCGGGTTGCCGGTGTTTTGCTGCACGATCAGCCCCTGCGCGAAGACCTGCGAATCTTGCACAAGCCCGTCGTACTCGAGCTCGCCATAGTTCGCAATAAGGTCAGCGCGAATGTCATTTGGCGTGATGATCGGGGCGCCCGGTGCAAACAGAGTTCCGTTCGCGGCGAGTGCCATGCGCGAGTACTTCGACGTCACGATCGTTTGCAGCGCGCGGATCACAGCCATGATCAGGTACATCGTGTTGACCTGCAGGTAGCTGTTATCGGGCTGATTGAGAGCGTTCGTCTGATAGGTCGTGATCGTGCCGTCGAGGTGCACCACTCCGGCGGTATCAACCGTGTACGTCGAGATCCCGTCGAAGAGCAGCGAGTTGCGCTGTGAGAGCACAAACCTGGACTGGATAGGCGGCGCAAGAATCCCCGTCAGTGCGACCGTCTGCAATGGCACACCGGGGTTCGCGCGCATGCCCACCGCGGCCTGCGCGCAATAGGCGGCGGCCCATTCCCATGCCGTGGTCGGCGAATCATTGAAGCCCAGCACTGACGAATTCGGATCGTTGAGTGTGAGGCCAAACGTGGTCAGCGAGCCATACGTTCCCCGGTACGCGTAGAACACGTGTCCATAGATCATCTGCTGCCAGCTCCACCGGCCCGTGGTGAAGTTCAGGAACGTCGTCAGCGCCGTCATCGATGTCGAATCGGTATAGGCACACGCGATGAAGTCGAACGGGACGTCTGCCAGATTCGAGAGAGCCGTGGTCAGTGCAGGGTTCACCGCACCGTTGGCCATCGCGGTGATGGTGTATGTCAGCCCGGCCGGCGTCGATTCGCCGGCGCGCACGCCGCCATAGTTCATCCGGATGTCGATATCGTTGGCCGCGATGCATTTATTTTTCGACGTCAGCGTGACCGTGGTCGTCGTCGCGGTCGCAGTCACAGGCAATGTGCTAATCGCGTTAATCGCTGCGGCCACCGCCGTCGCGATGTTCGCTGTCGTCATGGTCGAGGTGACTGTCACCGTGATGCGCTGACCGCCGATGTACAGATAAATGACACCCGTCGCCGTAGGCGCAGCGGTAAACGCAATCGACCCGGTTGCAGCGACAGCGCTTGGGTCGTCCGCGAGAGGCAGGTACCACAACTCACCGAACGAGTCGTTGTTCCTGTAGGCCTGCGTCATGATCGCGAGGATCGAGCCCGCGCCACACTTCGCAATGGCGTCGGTCGGCCCCTGCGAGATGAGGGGCTGGCCCGGCGTCGCGGTACCCGCGCCCGAGCCGGTGCTGATCATCGGGCCGATGAGCAACGCGCGTTGCTGCTGCGTCGCGGTGTTCGCGTTCTGATTATTGATCTCGGCGAAGAAGAACGGTACGCGCAGATTGCTGGGGATCTGCTGGAAAGGAATCGTGCTCACGATTTGTCACCCTCCGCATGTGGATCCGCCGGCGCAGCTTCGACCGCTGGCTCCTGTTGCACAGGCTCCGTCGTCGTGACGTCTTCGTCGCGAAGACAGCGTGCCCAGAACGTGTCGTGCTCCGAGACTTCAAGCCCCTCGACCGTAAGGACGTGGTTCGTCACCGGGTCGCGCACAGTGCGACCCGGAACCGGGTAGACCTTCATGGTGGTAACTCCTATTGGGGCAGGTCGATGTCCAGCCCGGGTTGAGGCGTGCCGGCGGGCACAGTGAACTTGAGCTCAAGCTCTTTGATGGGCGTCGCAATGGGCGGCAGTGATGCGGGACGTTGCTTGTAGGGATCGATATCGACGGGGAACTCGAGGCCGAAGGACATCCGCACCTCGCCAGCGTGGTATTGGCCTTTCGCGCTGATTTCCTGATCCGTGTCGACCCATGCGATGCGCTGGATCGCCTGCAGCAGCGGCTGGCAGGTGGAGACCGCAAACAGAATCTGGTCTTCTAACGTGTCGAGTAGCGTCTGCACGGACGGCCCTCCGGTAGCGCCACCCGTCGCGTTCACGCGGCCCACCACCTCGAGAACGGCGGTCGCGATGAACTGGGGGATCTGGCTGCCCTTCGCACGGGATTCCTTCTTTTCCCGATAGCACTGCACGAGGATCGCCGGATAGTCTGCGTCAGTCGTCGGCCAGTCGGCCGACGGCAACACGTTCTGCCCGGCGAGCGTCGCCGAGCCCTGCAGCGCAGTGACCGCATAGTCGCGAAGGGTTGATCTGTACGGCATGGGATTACCCCGCGAGATTCAGCTTGAGGTATGCCCAGCCGAGGCCGTCTTCATCAACGTTGCCGACCGCGTATGCCGTGTCACCCGCAGTCACCACGCCGCCCTTCACCGGCACCGCAGGCAGCTGCGACACCTGCAGACCGAGCGTCGCAACCGTGATGTTCTCGTCGGGCGATCCGGACTCGTCGAATAGCGTGTCGCTGATGAGCGTAAAAACGCCCTCGATCGGAATCGCCAAACCGGCGGGCGGCGTGTAAGTCAGCGCGATCGCGTCGCCGAGCGTCGAGCTGATGGCCGCGTTCAGCGTCCCGTCGAAGTCAATCATGCTCAGGCGGCGCCCTTCTGCAGCACTTCCGGACGGGTGCAGATGTGGAGCGGGTAGCTATACGCCTCCATCTTCCACCAGCTGTTGCGATCGCGATCGAAGATCGGGATCACGTACGTCGGCTTGCCCGGGGTGTTAACCCACTCGAACGATTCGCCCGGCGCGTATGCGACACGGAAGATGCCCGGCGCTCCGACGGGGAAAAAGTGCACCTCGTTGTCCGGCACCTTGATCGTGACGTTGTCATCCGAACCGCGATAGTTCATCCAAGTGACGCCGGCGAACGGGAACGCGTCGAACGCACCACCCTGCTTGTCGTCACGCAGATCGGCGGCCGCCGACCAGTTGACGAACGTGCGGATCACGTCGGTATGGTTGACAAAGTCGTCGTAGAAGTTGTCGCCACACAGTGCGTAAATGCGGGTGTTCGGCGTGAACGAGCCCTGCGCCTTGCGTGCCATTGTCCGTCGGATCTTGTTGATGATCGGACGCAACGAGTTCTGCGTCTGTGCCGCGAGACTGAATTCAATGGGCTGCGGCGGTGTGATGCCGAATTCGTCGAACCAGTCGTACAGAATGTCGCCGTCCGCATCGATCAGCTTGCCCTGTACCGCCGCGAGACGGTGGAACTCCCACGTGTACTCGATATTGCGCAGGATGCCCGTCGGCCCGTTCATGCGCCGCGCGACTTCGACTTGCACCTGCATCAGTTCCGACTCGGTACCGAACTGACGGATGCTCTGGATTTCGTTCGCGTAAATCGTGTCGTCGTGCATCAGGCGCGGTACATCGAAATAGCGAGCCTGACGCTTTTCGGTCGTGCGCTGCGTGCCTTCCGCGCCGCGAGGCGACGTCGGAATGATGACGAGTTTGCCCTGACGCTGCTCGACCGCGAGCGCGGTCGTGCGGATCGGTTCCGGCTCGAACAGATCGAGGTCGCCGAGCCCCGTCGGCTGGAAAGGATATTTATCGACCGCAGCCGTCAGCTGGATGGTCGTGAATGGATCCTGATGGAATACGTCCAAGCTGGCCATTATTTGGCTCCAGAAAAAATAATGGCCGCTTGCGCGGCCATAAGGACTTGTTGCTGGAAAAGTAACTGCGGACGATCGCGCTCGCGATCAGCGGGTGATGATGCCGAGCGCCGTGAGTTGCCCGGTTGCCGTCGCGATCTGTGCGGCGGTTGCGCCGCTCGGCCAGATGAGTTCGAAACCGTTCACCTCGCACTCGCGCACGACCGCCAGCCCCGGCACATCGTTGGTCGTCGCGTCGTAGAAGCCGAAAGCAATGCCCGCGGCGGTCTGCGAGCCATCGCTGGCCGACGGGTTCAGCGGCACGTACACCGCGCTGAGCGCCTCGACCTCGATCGAAAATTCGTCTCCGGCGACGAACGCGGTACCGCCAGCGGTGATCGTGAACGCAATCTGGTTACTGAACGCGCTGCCCGCAGTCGCGGTACCCACCACATTGCCGTAGGGGTCGGTAACCGCGAAGTGCGTGGCGTCCGTTGCAATAGCCGTGTACATACCGAGCTGAGCGCCCGTGACGACC